CCCTCGGAATGCACGTGAAGCGCCTGCCGAATGGCAAGGTCGTCATCACCGCCGGAGGGAATGCCCTTCGCGTCATCAGCAGTGTCAACGGGGCAATGAACGCGGTCAACGGGAAGAAGGCATCCACCTACATCGACACGTACCGGCGGACGTACTTCCAGACCGTCGGCCGTCCGGGGCAGACGGTCGCGGCCGCGCACCGCCCGGACCTGGCGGCAGGCGGCCCGGTCCGCGGGTACGCGTCCGGCGGGAACCTTCAGCACTTCCCCAACGGCGGCTATGTGCAGGGGCCGGGGAGCCCGACCTCGGACAGCATCGTCGCGAGCTTCGGGTCTGGGTCGATGGCCGCGGTGTCGGACACCGAGTACGTGGTGCAGGCGAAGGCAGTCCGTAAGTACGGGGTGGGTCTCCTCGATGCGCTGAACGCGGGCCGGTTGAAGCTGGCCGGGTTCGCCAAGGGCGGCAAACTGTCGAAGGCGCAGCAGCGTGCGAAGGCGCAGGCGGAGGCTGAGTCGCAGGCCCGGCACGATGCGATGGGCCAGTTGACCGTCTCCCACTTCGGGCAGGCTGCGGGCTACCAGCGCAGCGAGTTCGGGTCGGCGCTGGGTAAGCCCGACTCGGTGAGTTCGCTGGTGAACGCGTTGAACCAGTGGCGCGGCGCGATCATGAAGGCCACGCACGGGAAGACGGAATCCCGGCTGCTGAAGCAGCTCGACGCCACGGGCAAGGCGCTGCTCAGGCAGGAGAAGCAGCTCAACTCCGTCACGGCCTCGTTGGGGAAGGCGAAGGACAAGCTCAACGACCTCAAGAGTGCCGCGTCCTCGCTGTCGTCCTCGGTCAAGGGCGGGGTCTTGTCCTCGGCGAACATCACCCGGGGTGCGGGCGGCGACAAGACGGTCACGGTCGGCTCGATCATGGGCGGCCTCACCCAGTCCCGCGACAAGGCCACCGCCTTCGCCAGTGCGCTGAAGGACTTGCAGAAGAAGGGCGTCAGCAAGGACCTCATCCAGCAGATCGCCGAAGCCGGGATCGAGGGCGGCGGGCTGGAGACTGCGGGCGCGCTACTTGGTGCGTCGTCGTCAGAGATCACGACGATGAACCAGTTGCAGGGCCAGATCGGGAAGGCGGCCGGCGCGGCAGGCAAGACGACCGCGGACACGGTGTACGGCGGCGAGATCGCGAAGCAGACCGCCGTGGTGAAGATGCTGACCGCGTCGCAGAACAGCCTGAAGAAGTCCATGGACAAGCTCGCCAAGTCCATGGAGAAGGCGATCGAGAAGGCGTTCAAGGGCAAGGCCAACGGCGGGATCGTCGGCGCGGCGTCCGGTGGGCTGCGTGGCGGGCTGACGTGGGTGGGTGAGGAAGGCCCGGAGCTGGTGCGTCTGCCTGCGAGCTCGACGGTATATCCGGCTGGGCAGTCGCGGCAGATGGCTGGGTCGTGGATGTCGATGCTCAACGAGCCGCGCCGCCCGGCTCCGGCCGCTGTGCCGGCTGCCCCGGGCGCGGCTGGGGGCGGGCAGCCGCTGGTGATTCAGATCCGCATCGGCGACAAGGAGTTCGGCGAGTTGTGGGTGGATGCGGGTCGCAAGCAGGTGCGGGCGCGCGGGTCGATCGAGGCGACCTTGCGGCCGCCGCGGTAGGTAGAGAGAGGAACTAGAGGATGCCTTTCACGGTATGGAATGGCCCGTCACCGACGACTGCTGCTCAGCAGTCGGTGACAACCGGGACCGCGATCAAGACGATGCTCCAGCTGGCGACACCCGCCGGGACACAGATTCAGATCCTGGAGTGGGGGTTCAGCCTCGACGACCCGCCCGGCGCGGACGGTGTGGTGGAGCTGCTGCAGACGGATGTCGCGGCGACGGTGGTCGCGCATGTCGCGGCGACGGGTGTGGTGAATCTGGACCCGAACGGGCCGACGACGCTGCTCACGGTGGGTACGTCCGCGACCGGGTACACGGCGTCGGCGGAGGGGACGACGACTGCGGCCCGCTCGTTCGATGTGGTGTCGCTGTCCTCGGTGTCGGGTGAGTCGGGGCTCAGTTATGTGCGGACGTTCATGCCGGATGACCGGCCGATTGTGGCGGTGTCCAAGTTCCTGCGGGTGCGCGCGACGACGCCGACCACTGCCGCTGACATGCGGTGCTGGGTGACCTTCCAGCAGGTGGGCTGACCTATGCCCGTAATCGCCCCATTCGTTTCGGCGTTCCGGCGCCGCCTCGCCAACCTGCCCGGCCCGACGGCTGGGACCGGGGAGGCGTCGAACGGGCAGCCGGTCATGGTGGAGCTGCTCGTCGCGGGCGTGTGGGTCGACATCACTGCGTACTGCATGGTCCGTGACGACTCGGGTCAGATCTCGATCAGCTATGGGATTACGGGTGGTGAGGGGTCGCAGACGGAGCGGGCTCAGGCCGGGCTGCAACTCAGGAACACGGACGGCAGGTTCTCGCCGCGGAATCCGGCGGGCGCGTACTTCGGGCTGATCGGCCGGAACACGCCGCTGAGGATCTCGGTCCCGGACGGGAGTGGGGGCAAGGCGTACCGGTTGTGGGGGGAGGTGTCGGAGTGGGCGCCGGGCTGGGATCCGACGGGCAGCGACGTGTGGACGGACATCACCGTCACGGGGATTCTGCAGCGTCTTGCGCAGGCTCCGGCCCCGGAACGCTCGGTGATCTACAACGCGGTTACTGACCCGCTGGCCAGTAGCGTGGTCGCGTACTGGCCGATGGAGGACACCGACGGGTCAACAGCCCTGGCGTCCGCGATGGTCAACGGGTCACCGATGACGTTCACCGGATCACCCACTCTCGCCTCGTACTCCGGGTTCCTGGCGTCCGACCCGCTGCCCGACCTGACGTCGGGGTACGTGTCCGGGGGCGTCGCCAAGTACGACGACCCGACCGGCACGCAGGTGCGATTCCTGTGCTTCATCCCGGCGGCCGGGCTGTCGGACGGCAAGGTGGTCTGCTCGATCGACCAGGTCGACTACTCGGCGGGAGCACCCCAGTTCTGGGAGGTGTACTACTCGACGACCGACGCCACCAACTCGCTGGTGCTGAGGACGTGCGCCTCGGACGGCACGTTCCTGGGCGTGATCCTTCCCCATACCCTCGATGTCCGGGGGCGTCTGCTGTACGTGTCCGTCGAGCTGCCGGAGACGGGCACGGGCACGACGCGGGCTCTGCGCCTGAAGGACGTCGCCACGTCCCAGACGTACAGCGTCACCGATTCTGCGACGCTGCCGACGCTGACCCGGGTAACGCGGGTGCAGTTCGGTCCGGCATCCCGGTCTGTGGTGGGGCCGATCGGTACCCAGTATCTGCCGGGGGTGTCGGTCGGGCATGTGACGGTGGAGAACACGATCACGGCGATCGACGCGCTCGGCGTCCGCCTCAACCCGGTGGGCGAGACCGCGGGGCGCCGCATTCAACGCCTGTGTGGCGAGGAGGGCGTGGAGTTCGACTGGGTCGGCGACCTCGACGACACGGCCGCGCTGGGCGGGCAGGGCCGGCAGAACCTGCTGTCCCTGGCGCAGGAGGCGGTCCTCGCGGATGGCGGGCTGCTGTACGAGAACCGGTCCGTGCTCGGGTTGGGGTATCGGACGCGGGCTTCGCTGCATGGGCAGGATCCGGCGCTGATCCTGGACTACCCCAGCTTCAATCTGGCGCAGGTCCCCGTCCCGGTGGAGGACGACCGGTACGTACAGAACCGGGTGACGGTCACCGTGAACGGGGTGACCGGGTCGTATGAGGCGACGGACGGAACCCTGTCGACGGCGCTGCCTCCGGCGGGGATGGGCGTGTACGGGAGCGACGTCACCCTCAACCTGGCCTCGACGGCGGCCGCGACGCTGCGGGATCAGGCCGCGTGGCGGGTCCGGCTCGGCACGGTGGACGAGGCTCGCTTCCCGCAGATCTCGGTGAACCTCGTGCACCCGTCGATCACTCCGGACATGCGGCGCGCGATCCTCGCACTCCGCCTCGGCGACCGCGTGCAGGTCACCAACCCCCCAAGCTGGCTGCCCCCTGACACCATCGACCAGCTCGTCCTCGGCATGTCCGAGACCATCACCCACTTCGAGCACCGGCTGACGTTCACGTGCGCGCCGGCGTCCCCGTACAACCAGGTCGGCTACCTCGACGCGACGTCGGCGCGACTCGATACCGACGACTCGGTGCTGCTCACTGCGGTCGGGACAGCGGACACGGCGCTGGACGTGGCGCCGGTCTACGACCCGAGCATGCTGTGGACCACCGACACGGCTGAGGTGCCGTGGGATGTGCGGGTGGGTGGTGAGGTGATGCGGGTGACCGCGGTCTCCTCGAAGATCACCGACACGTTCACGCGGACCGCGGCCAGCAGTTGGGGCACCGCGGACAGCGGGCAGGCGTGGACCACGTCGGGCGGCACGGGCACCGACTATGCGGTGGCCGCTGGGGTGGGCACGCACACGCTGGGGAGTGTGGACGTCAGCCGTCGTGTGTTCACCAGCCTCGGGTACGCGGACTGCGATTTGTACGGGAGCGTCACGACGAGTGCGGCCGCGACGGGGGCGCCGATCTACGCCGGGCTCACGGCCAGGTACGTGGACATCGACAACTTGTTCATGGCCAGACTCGCGTTCTCCACGGCGAACGTGCTGACGATCGCGATCGTCCGACGGATCGCGGGCGCCGAGTCGGTGCTGGCGTCGGCGGTGCTGTCGTACACGTACACGCCGGGCGCCTACTTCCGGATCCGGTTCCAAGCATCCGGCGCCAGGCTGCGGGCGAAAGCGTGGCCGGTCGCGGATGTGGTGGAAACCCCGGAGTGGCAGGTCACCGTCGCGGACGGGGCGCATTCGTCGGCGACGAGCATCGGGGTGCGGTCGATCCTCGAAGTCGGCAACACCAACGTGTCCCCGGTCATCAGCTACGACGATCTCGCCGTCGTCAACCCGCAGGTCTTCACCGTCACCCGCTCGATCAACGGGGTCGTGAAAGCCCAGACAGCGGGCACGGACATCCGTCTCGCCAATCCCACCTACCTCTCCCTGTAAGGAGGCACCCCCATGGCCGAGGCCTACCCCACATACCTGGCGGGGCAGCGCATCACCGCGACCCTGGCCCGCTCCTCACAGGAGCAGGTGCTGCGTAAGACCAGCGACACCGCCCGGTCAGCGACCACGACGGCGACAGCCGACCCTCACCTACAGATGGAGGTCGTCGCGAACGCCGTGTACCGGTGGCATGGCTGGATCAAATACGACGGACCCACCGCCGCCGACCTCAACGTGGACTTCACCGCACCGTCGGGGGCGCTCGGCGAGTGGACGGCGATCGGCGCCGGCCACTCCCCGGTGATCGGAGCGTCGGTCGCACCAGCGCTGATCACGGACACTCAGGACGCACGCGGCTACCTGATGCGTGTCGAGTCCAACGACGTCACGAGCGCCCGCAGTTACGGCTGTCTGGGTACGGGCGGGATCCCGCTGACCTTGCAGATGTACGGGATGCTGCGGGTCTCCTCGACCCCTGGCACGTTCTCGCTGGACTGGGCGCAGCTCGTGTCGAACGCGACCGCTTGCACGCTCTACACGGACTCGTGGCTGTCCATGCTGCGCGTCGCCTGAGGAGGGGAC